GTGAAACACTTGAAAAATAAGCTCGTAAAAATAGTTGTAACTATCACTACAGTAGCTTGTCTTTCTATCACAGCTTTTCAGGTGACAGAAAAAGATAAGGTACAAAATGCTAAAGAACAAAAAACAACTTTATACATGATTGATCCGGGCCCTGGTGGCGGATAATTAATATAATATTAAAAATGACACTATCAAAGAGATAGTGTCATTTCTGCTTTATAGGGAATGGAAACATTTTGACCTAAACGACAAAAACTTTCCACTTTAAGAGTTCACATATAATAAATGGGATGTAGGGGGAATCTATGATGACGAAAGAGCAATTAGCGAAAGAACTAATGGTGAAGTGGTTATTAGAAAATAAGGATGCTAAAGCTGAAGAAGTTTTAAAAGAAATAAATTCTCATACATATACAGAGACAAAATTAAGAGAAGCTAACTGAGTAGTTAGCTTCTCTTAATTTTGTTTTTTAGTGAAATTCACGTACATTGCCGCTTGTTTCCAAGCGTTTTCTTGTTCTTCTTTAGGTAAATCAGCCACCAATTCCATAAATCTTCTAGCCATCTCATCAGCTGTTTTGTCTTCTTGTTCAGTTAAACGTGGATCTGAAGATCTTCCTAATAAATAATCTGTTGAAACGCAAAATAAATCCGCTATAGAGTTTAATACAGTCATACTAGGTTCAATTCTGTTATTTTCTAAATGTGAGTATGTTGCTCTGGATATGTTTAATAGGTTAGCTACATCGCCTTGCGTACGTTTGCCCCTCAGTTGTTTTAATTTCTCTCCAAAAGTCATTTTTAATTTGCCCCTCTCAGTAAATCCTTAATTACATTATAGATACAATTTTTATCACTTTAAACCCCTTTTAGTAAAAATGATAAAAAATTTATAAAATATATTGACGATAAAAAATTTATCATTTATACTGAAGTCAACAAAGAAACACGAGTTGAAATGGAAGGTGGTTAAATGAATAACATCTTAAGGAATGAAAGAAAAAAGATGAAATTCACACAAAAGCAATTAGCTGAAAAGTTAGGTATATCAACGGTTTATGTTAGGAAGATTGAAGGTGGATATATACCTAGACCAGATATAATGGTTAAATATCAGGATGTATTTAATGTAAGTGTTAAAGAACTGTTTCCTGATTATTTTTCGGCATTTAATGATAAAAAATTTATCATTTAAATAAAGGAGGGAATAAAAATGGATTCATTACAAGTTGTACAACATCCAGTTAGTGAATTTGTTTTTACAGAAAGAAATCAAGTAGTTACAGATAGTTTAACAATGGCTCAAATGTTTGGAAAGGAGCATAAAAACGTAATACGAGATATAGAGGTCCAACTAGAAAAATTAATTGAAGCGAATGAAACAAAATGGGGGCAGCTCAACTTTGAGCATACCCAATACCAGCATTATCAAAATAAACAATGGTATCCAAAATTCAATCTTACAGAAGATGCATTCGCGATTGTTGCAATGAGCTACATAACGCCAGAGGCGATGAAGATGAAAATTAAGTTTTTGCAGGAGTTCAAGCGAATGAAAGATTACATTCAAGCGCAACGGCAAGAGGTTCCAACAGATCCATTTGATCAAATTGAATTGTTAGCTTTAGGAACTACAAGGTTAAATAAACGAGTTGAACAACTCGAACAAGTAGTTAATGAACGTATGACAGTTGATTATAGTCAGCAACAAGCAATAAGAAATGCATTAAATCGAAGAGTGTACAAGCTTTGGGAGGATGGGAAAATTAATCAAGTTGTTCATGACAGCAGAAAGAAACTTTTTGCAGCGGCTTGGAGAGACGTAAAGTCAGCGTTTGCGGTAAACAGTTATTGCAACATTTTACAGAAAGACTTCAATGAGGCGGTATCTTACATTAATGCATGGCGTCCAAGGTTAGTATGATTAGCAGCCATTAATACAATTTGGGAAGGAGCAAAACAAAATGGGATTAGATCAATTTATTAAAGAATCAATCCGTGAAGTTGTTCGGGAGGAGATTCAAGCAGCATTAGTATCATTTCAGCAACAAACACAACCAAACAAGGTAATGAGGGTGAAAGAAGCAGCTGATTATCTCAATATCGCTGTTTGTAGAATGTATGAATTAGCGAATCATCCACAGTTTCCAGTGATTAGGGAGGGGCGTAAATTACTTTTCCTGCAAAAGGATTTAGAAGCTTGGCTTGAAACACAAAAGGAGGTGATCTAGTGGAAGATACAACATCGTTAGTTATATTCGCAACGTTTATCGCATGTAGTGTATCGTTGCTTTACATTACTTACGAACCAATAAAACGGTGGGCATGGAGTGACGTAGAACAAAATAAAAAGACCCATGGCAGTGGGTCCTTTAAGAAAAAACACTTGTTATAAGTATATCACGGAAAGTAGGGAAATAGTACATGCGTTTAACTGAGTATCAAGTGCTATTACCTAATAAATTCTGGAACTTAGCAGAGAGCAATGATGAATTAAAGGAAATGATTGAAAAGTATTTCAAGGTTGGTTATCCGCATTATGAAATTCAACAAATTATTAAAAGTGGACAAGCACATATTGCTATTTGTACTAGGAGGTAAAATGATGGCTATATTCAGACAGGTACACACATCATTTTGGAATGATGTGAAAGTTCAAGAAGACTTTACACCAGAGGATAAGTATTTCTTCTTATATTTATTAACGAATCCACAAACAAAGCAAATCGGCGTATATCAAATAACAAAAAAACAAATGGCTTTTGAAACTGGATATTCTCAGGAAACCATCAAAGCTTTAATGCAACGCTTTGAAGATTATCACAAGTTAATAAAATATGATACCGAAACTAGGGAATTAGTGATCTTTAATTGGGGCAAATACAATTTAAAAAAAGCTGGGAAACCAGTTGAAGATTTAATAAAAAAAGAATTAAAAGAAGTGAAAAATATATCCTTGTTAATCCCGATTTGTAAACATATAGAGCAAAAATCCATTAAGACGCTCATTGAAACACATATTCACGACTCGTATAACGATACGTCAACGAACCGTGGTGCGAATCGAGGACAAGAAGAAGAACAAGAAGAAGAACAAGAAGAAGAACAAGAAGAACAAGAAGAGTCATCTTTTTCAAAGAATGACGTTCCAAAATCAATTCCTTACCAAGAAATACTTGATTATCTAAATGAAAAAGCGATTAAGAACTTCAACCATAAAGCAGAAAGCCACAGAAAATTAATTAGAGCTAGATGGAATGAAGGGTATTCAGTTGAAAACTTCAAAACAGTCATTGATAACAAGGTATCACAATGGCTTGGAAAGTTTGATAAAGAAGGAAACTCTCTTGATCGGTATTTAAGACCAAGTACATTATTCGCCCAAAAACATTTTGATAATTACTTGAATGAAACGGTTAGCAAATCTCAATCTAATCAGCAGCAATACGGTAATCACATAGATATTCCAGGGTTTAAAGGAAATATGCCATTTTAACGAGGTGAACGGAAATGCAAAAAATGCAAAAGTCATTTGAAAAGATAGTGGCATTAGAATTTGCAGATGAATATTGTGAAAATCATACCTTTAGTAAAGGTGGACAAGTAACTGTAAAGCCAGTAAGAAAGATGATTGATAAAAATGATGGTTCAATTTATTGCCCGAGATGCAAAGTGGAGCAACAAGATTCAATCTTATTTCAACAAGCTAACAATTATTATAAGAAGATAAATAGAGAACGGCAGAAGAATCTTCTTTTTAAACATAGTGTTATTGAAAATCAATCAATTACAGAATCAAGGCTAGAATCATACGAAACAGATTGCCTGGAAACTAAAGCAAATAAGAAAAAAGCTCTAGCGATTTTAGAGCGTATCAAAAAAGGTGAAACCTTAAATGTTTATATTGCAGGGATTCAAGGTGTAGGGAAAAGCCATTTAGCTTATGCGATGCTATACGAATTAGTAAGACACTATTGGACAATCTCTGATGGGGAAGCACTTAACGATGAATACGCATTTAAGGAAATGAAAAGTTGCTTGTTTGTAGAGATAGAGAAACTAATTCGTTTAATACAAGACTCATTTCGAAATAAGGAATCAAAATACACGATGGATTATTGTATTAGTTTGATGGTCGATGCGGATTTTCTGGTTATTGATGATTTAGGAGCTGAAAGTGGCTCTATGAATAGAAACGGAGAAGCGAGCGATTTTGTTCATAAAATACTTTACGGTGTTGCTAATGGGCGGCAAGGAGCAAACAAAACAACAATTACTACATCAAATTTATCAAGCAAACAGCTATTTCAAAAGTATGATCCGAAATTAGCGAGTAGGTTGTTAAATGGAGTATCAAAAGATGAAACAATCGTATTTAAAACAACGACAGATAAAAGGATTCTAAATTTAGATATTGGTTTCTAAGGAGGAATAAACATGTGTGTATTATGTCATGATACAGGAATTATTCGTAAAGAAACTTATCCGGGTGTAATTGAAACGAACGGTTGTAATTGTGAAGCGGCAAAGCGACAGCAAGTGGAAAACGATAAGCGTTGGCAAGCATGGTTAATAAAATTTGAATCAATGAAACAAGAATTAGAAAGAAGCAAACAACAAAAAGCTAGTTAACAAAAAAAAGGAGGATTTCAGTCGTATGAAGCCTACGAAAGTTGAAATCGATGTTACGGATAATAAAATTTATGTGGTTAAAAATGGTGAGGTTACTCCGCTGAATCCTCCAGCAACTGGATTTGGAGAACAAATAATTACTTGGCAAGGCGGGAAAGTTGATCGTGTATCAACTACATTCACTGAAAAAATTAAATAACTGGGGATGCGATTATGAAGCAATTAACTATTGATGATGTTGTGGGTAGTTTCGACTACAATGCGATAAGTACCAGTGAAAAGTTTTTGAATCCAAGCTATGAAGTACATTTTTATGATAAAGAGGAACGGCAAAAGATGGATTGTTTTGATGCTAAAAATGAAAACGAAGCTTGGGACGCAACAATAAAAGAGTATGGAAAAGGTATTCAGAAGATTAGGATAACTCACTCGAATCGTACCAGAGCTGAATTTCTGGCACTAGATTAGGAGGGAAAGTGATGGCTTTCAATCGTTGGTTAACTGATGAGGAATATCAGCAAGCTGAATCCAACGGTATTAGTAGAAGAGTCCTTTACATGAGGATGTACAGATACGGTTGGGAATTGCAAGAAGCATTAACTACACCACCAAGAACATATTGGCATATGGGCGAGGGGAAACACAATAAATGGCTAAAATTAGCTGAAGAAAATGGAGTTAATTCAAGTACTTTTTATAGCAGGGTAAATAATGGTTGGGACCCTAAAGATGCGGCAAGTATTCCGACGCGTGAACAAATTGACAGGAAGGAACTTGTTAAGATTGCTGAATCCAATGGCATAAGTGTAAGTACTTTCAGATCTAGATTGAGTTATGGATGGGACCCGATGAAAGCAGCTACAACACCAGCTAAGTCTAAAAATAAAAATATTAGTTAAGAGGAGTAGATGAAAATGAAAGTTATGGAAAACGGTGTATTGGAAGCAACTAAATTAATTAGTGAAGCAAGAAAAGGTGAGCAGGTTATAAAAGAAGCTACAGTTTTGCAGATTGCAAGTATCTTGTCGATCGGTGAATTAAATGATTATCAGGAAGCAACATTACGTACTTGGAATAACAAAACTGATTTTGGGGGACGCGTTTCAAATGCAGCTTTAGGGCTTACAGGAGAGGCTGGTGAAGTTGCCGATATTGTAAAAAAAGCAATTTATCATGGGCATGGATTTCAACCATCGCACGGTCCAGGAGAGGAAGATGGAAATACTCATAAATTAGCCTTAGAGCTAGGGGACATTATGTATTATGTATCAATTATGGCGCACGAACTGGGATACACGTTACAAGATATTGCTGAAATGAATATCGCGAAATTGGCTAAAAGATATCCGGATGGATTTAGTCGAGAAGCAAGTCAAGCACGTGTTGATGTGAAGCAAGACCAAATTTGAATTTTGTATAAAAAAGGAGTGGGAACTATGTACTTAAAGAAAAAAGAGCGTGAAATATTATTGGAAGCTGAAACGAATTTTGCGGAGTGGTTTAAAGACAAGGAAGAGGCAACCAGGAATCAAGATGAAGACTATCACGGCGCAGACCATTTAGATGAATGCATGGAGTTGTTCCGAGAGTATTTGGTTGTAAGAGGGTTATTAGAAAAAAGAACAGATTTTTAACAAAAGCGTTATTTGGTTGGAAAGGAGGGTTACGATGTACCCGTTTTATGTAGATGGAGAAAAGGTGTTTTCATTCTCTTACAAGCCAAGTAAAGGCGTTGTGAAAGATGATGATACTGGCAAGTGGTACGAAATAACAAAAGTCGAGCAAGGGCGCGGGCGCAAAGTTTACGGAAAAGAAACTATTAATTTGGACGGTATGAATTGGCAACCTTATAAAGATTAATTGAAAAGGGGAATGGGAAATGAAAAAGGATATTCAGTTTTTAAAGGAGTTGCAGCAGGAGTTAAAGACACAAGAGAGTGATTGTCAGGCGTCACCTCGCTTTTGGGTTATTAAGGACTATCGAATAGTTCCAGCAAACGAAAATTTTGATAACGGTCATGTGGAACATTTCTTTAACGATGGTGATCATGTTAAATTCTCTAAATTTAGCGATTTGAAAGAGTTCTTGGAAGAATATTTTGAAGATGAAATTGAAGAAGATGAAGAATTGCAGAAGCTTATCAATGACGGAAATGAGAACTTCGATGAGTTATGGGAGTATGTAGAGAGCAATATGAACGAATGCGGATACTATGGCACAGTTTTTGTAAAAGAAGAGGATTATATTGTACCGGATACCATGTTCCTGACGAAAGAAGAAGCGAAGCGTCACCTTAAACTGAACAATTACCACTACTCTTCAAAAGCTCATACATACGCTATGACGGCTTGGAGAGCGCCAAAAGTGGAACGATTGTTGAATATATTAGAAACATTTGATTGGGAGTCAATTAGTACAAAATAGTTATTTGAATGAAGAAGCCCTAGGATTAGGGGTCTAGGACTTCTCATGTTGGTATATCTCACACGACATAATAAAAAGAAAAGAACGTATTGAAGATAACACATGAATGTTTCATAAATGTATCAAAAAAGTAAAAAATCTTATTTGGGAGAAAGCGAGGAAAAGAAATGAATACAGTAACAGTTAATATTCAAGCAACGATTATTAAGGGAGCATTAACAGGAGTTTCTGGAAGAGTTGTAGGTTTTGATAGTGAGATGGATATGGCGAGCATTGAGGTTGATGAAGATACTTTTATTGAAACTAAATCAGGAAACGTTAAGCAAAATTAGTACAAAATTCTTATTTGAGAGAAATAGGATTATTTCAAATTTTGTAGCTGTGATTCTGCTAACCCTGCACCAATAATAGTAGCAATAATTAATACGCAAGCAATTAAAATACCTAAAATGATTAACATAGCAAAAGTAATTTTTTTCGCTATATCTCCTTTCGGAGCAAGGATAGCTAAAATAATTGAGATAGATAGTATAAAAATTGCAGTTAAAAAATCAAAGTGTATATACCTAGAAAATGAACTGAAAAATAAGATTGAAGTTAAAAACATTGAAATGAAACCGAAGTATTTTCTCATTATTTTAGCCTTTCTTGAAAAAATGGATTATGCAGATTATACCATAATTAAAGTGAATTGAAGTTAGATTTTAACAAAAACGCTATTTTATAGAAAAGGGGATTTGAATTGCGAACTTAAGCAGTATGTCATTCATAAGCTACACGCTTAAAAAAATAAATATGCCCTAGTGTTGTGCATGGCTAGGGCATAAAAGTTAGTTAGTAAATATCTTCGTAATAATACTAACATATTATTTGTTTCTAATGTTAGGAATTAAGGATATTTAAATTAGGTTTCGAAAAATCTTAATAAAAATTTCATTTTGTACAGAAATGAGGTGCTCAGATGAAAGGCTCTACAAAGTACCAACTATTAAAAGGTGATTTCGATCATGCTGTAAAACAAATTGAACTGAGAAATAAAGAAATTGAACTTCTTAGAGCAGGTCGTGACTCATCTATACACGAATGTCGCCAATTGTTTAACGAACGGATGAAACTTAAAGAGGAAATTGAGTTTTTAAAAGATGATGTTCAAGTAAGAGATGAACATATTGAAAGACTTGAGAAGGAATTACAGGAATATAAAAGAGCAGCTAGCAAAAGCTAACTGCTCGGTTCTCCAAGGGGGAACAAGGAGAAAAGATTATCATGGTATCTACAGTATTGACGGAATATTGAGTTTTATTCAGGGGAGGAAGAAAAATGACAGAAAAAACAAGTCCTAAAATGGTTCCTATGGCATATTATGGGTGGAATAATGAAAAACAATGTGTAGAGTTCCAACTGTTAATAAATGAAGAAATATATGTAATGCCAGTTTATGAGAAAGACGTAAGAGGCATGGAACAATTTTTCTGGTTAAGGAAAAATAATTTAATATAATAATCCTTTGAATAGAAAGTGAGAAAAATATGTTGTCAAATAACAAGATTTATAAACATTTATTCTCGTTACTTATCGCACTTAATGTGGGATTAGCAATTATAGCAGCGATACAGCAGAAATGGTGGGATGTAGCAGACACGTTAGGTGGAGCAACACTTTTGATAGCTATTGTACTTGTAATTGAAAACGGTCAAGTTAATAAATGGTCAGCAATGCTGTTCACGATAACAGCTATCGAAAATGGATTAGAGGTTGCAAATCAGTTTTTATTACAAAATTATTTAGATTCACTTTGGGATATAGCTGCGATAATACTGTGTGTGTATTGGATGAGGCAGTATTACGTTGAAGAATAGAAAGTGAGGTTAGGAGAATGAAAGCTTTGAAGAAAAGAAAAATCAGAAAAGCGATTGCTCGTCGTGCAAAAGATGTGGAGAAGTATCAGGTTAATAAAGCTTGGAGAAACATTTTTGTACAAGCTGGTATTTTTAAGTAAATGCAAACAGAATACAGTCCGGCTAGAAAACTAGAGGACACCAATTCATTAAAGCAGCCATTAAAGCTGTTTTAGGAATAGGTGTCCTTTTTATTTTGAAAAGGGAGATGGGGAAATGAAGGGGTTAAGAGATCAATTACGTGAATGGAAAAAGCAATCAAATAAAACAAAGAAGAAAAAGAAGAAAAAACGAAAAGAGAAATTTAGCACTCGTGAAATTGAGGATTTAATGGGAATGCATAGGCCTTGTTATGAACGCAGACGTGGAGCATTAAGACAAAAGTAATTTGAAAATATAAAGGAGTGGTCTTACATGACTAAACAATTATCTTTCTTACCAAAAATCGATAGAGTAGCAACGCAGAAAAAATTAGAAGGTGTTCTGGAAAGCGTACGTTTATATAGACAGTTTGGAATGATGCGTGAAGAAATGAAAGTCACTCCTTCTTATGAAATTAGATATCACGGACCTACAAATGATGTAGGAAAGCCATTAGAAGATGTCGCAATGTCTAATATACAGCAAAGTAAGAGAGAAGAGTGGGTTAAGCAAACATCATTTCGTATTGACCAGTTTCTTAGTCGTTTGGGTAATGGACGTGCAGGAAAGGATCAAAGGAACATCATCATTAAGCGTTATTTAGAAGATGAAGATGTATGTGATTATATGGTATATAACGAAATCGGCATGAGTGAGCGTACTTATCGACGTGTTAAGGCTAGAGTATTTTATAAACTTGCTTTTGCTCTTAGATTAGAAGTTTATGAAACTGAAGAAACTGGAGGTAATGAATAATGAATTTTGTTCAGCCGATACGTGATCCAGAGCAAATACAGCAGCTTAAAGAGTATTTTAAGGAAAAGAGCTTGCGTAATTACATTCTCTTCATTATGGGTATTAATACGGGTCTTAGAATCTCAGATATTTTGAAACTGAAGGTAGGAGATGTAAAGGGTAGTCATATATCTATGAGAGAAAAGAAAACAGGGAAGCAGAAACGAATACAAATTACTGCAGCACTGAAAAGAGAACTTAAATGGTTTATTGAAGAAAGAGAAGACAATGAGTATTTATTGCAAAGTAGACAAGGTAGGAATCGTCCAATTGGTCGTAGTATGGCATATAAGATATTAAGCAGAGCAGCGGCAGAGTTCGGATTAGATGAAATAGGAACACATACGTTGAGAAAGACGTATGGGTATCATATGTACATGCAAACGAAAAACATAGCATTACTTATGGAGATATTCAATCACTCGTCAGAGAAGGTCACGTTACGTTATATAGGTGTAAACCAAGATGCAATGGATAAAGCAATGACTAGGTTTAAAATCTAAGCATTGCTTTTTCTTTTTAAATCTATACAGTTACTCATAAATTTCGTACTGTGTAACTCAAAAGAGAAAGTAGAATGAAATCAATGATAGCAAGGGATTTGGCGAAGGGGTCAGTTACACACAATACAAGATATGGGTAACTGGTATACTGAATAAATGGAATGAAATTCATTTTTCTGGTATTATATATGAAAGGGGAATTTAAATTTCTTTATGATTTGTTAGGAGAAGGGGTAAGAATTGGAAAGCTTACAATTACAAAGTTTACGAGAAACTAAACCATATTGTTATTATAATGAGATACAACAGATTATCATTGAAATTTGTCATTTTCATAATGAATTCTCAGCAGCGTGGATAAAAAAGAATCAGTCAAGCGAATTAGAATTTCTAAACTTTAATAAGAAACAAGTTAGACAAGTGACTGATATTATTGAAGAAAGAGAAGTATTCTTTCTGAAGGATAAATTTAATAGTCTTATAAAAAGCTATATGAATGAATTAAAGCCTTTAACAATAGATTTCGAGATGGAATATAAATATGAAAAGTTTGATTTTCGGTCTCGTGGAAAACAATTTGATTCGATAATGAATAAATTAAAATATTACAGAGTTGGAAAACAAGGGAATGGAGTTTTTGGAGCTTTTAATCTCAATAAATGCTTAAACGATCTTTTCGGTATTCGAATAGTGATTGAAGATTTTGACCATAATTGTAAGAGGTTTTATCAATTATGTGAAGAATTGAGAACTAAACATAAAATACGTGTAATGGATTCGTCAAAGCATGGTTATAAAGCGACTCACATATATTTTCATGGGGAAAGTAATCAGTATTTTCCTTGGGAGTTACAAATATGGAATGCAAATGATTGTAAATCAAATGACATTTCACATGGAATACATAAACGCGCATATACTGAATGGGCATCAATTTATAAGAATTCAAAAGAAATTGAGGGAGGTGCTTAATTATGGCTTTTCACTTTATCGCAGTTATGAGTCACTATTCGCATGGGGGACGAATTGCATGGCATTATTCTGCCGAAACTCGACTTGATAAAGAATTCATCCAAAGCTTCTTTAGTCGGGTAGAAAGAAAATGTGGAGAAGTACAATTAGGTATCCACAAATTATCGACAGAGTCTACTAGTTGGGATTCTGTAGTACAAAAGGATTCTTTCTTTAAAGATGTATATAGAACTCAGGATATCGATACTTTTATTGGGATGGTTATTCAGGATCAGGAATTAAGTCCTACAGATGTTTCGAAATTTATACTATCAATTTTGCCATCTTCACATCTTAAGTTACAAAAATTGCTTTATTTTTCATATGCAGAATTCTTGTTACAAACAGGCGTTAAATTATTTAAAGAGCCATTAGTAGCTTTTAAATATGGTCCTGTAGTTGAAAGTGTTTTTCATAAGTATAAAGTTCATGGCTCTACAGTAATTGATTCTAAAGAAGATGAGACAATTTGCTATTCAACAGAATCATTAGCTATTACACCTTCTATTATGAAAGTGGCATCTTCAGAACATGGTGATGCAGCAATGGCGTGTATTTTAAAAGTATTAGAAAAGTACGGTGGATATAGCGCAGGAGATTTAGTTGATAAGACACATCAAGCAGGTGGTCCTTGGGATAGAGTGTTTAAGCCGGGGGCTAATTGTGAAATTACTGATGATTTAATTATACAATATCATCAGGTGATTCATTAATTTTTGAAGCATCCTTTCGAGGGTGCTTTTTTTATTGCTTATTTTTGAGGGAAACAAGTGGCAGAATCGTGACCGCTTTTTGGCAGGAAATGTGCCGGTTGTTTTGGAATTTACGTGATATATTTGTATTGTGAGAAGTGGCGGAAAACACAACTCACTATGTTGTTTCTAAATTTCTAAACGGTTCGTAATGACGGCACATAAAATCCGAAACCAGCAGATGGTACTGATTGAATGTTACCGTTAATAAGGAGAGCTTTTGCTCTTCTTTGAGCTAACAACATCCTAGGTAGACAGAATTAGGAGAACCTGATAAGTTTTCCGATGGTGTCTGTCGTGGTTGTTAGCTGAAAGAAGAATAAAACTTCACATACCGTAATTGGAGTTTAAATAAATAATTGATTTTAAAGCATCCGTTTGGGTGCTTTTTATTTTGAAGGAGGATGAATGATGAGTGAACAGAAGAGTGCATTATCAGTGAAGGTAGAAGTTGATACAAAAGAAGCGAATGAAAACATTAAAGAATTAACTGCTGCGGTTAATGAATGTGTAGAGGCGTTTGAAAAGCTAGAGAAAGTTATGAGTAGGTTCGAAAAGAAACCCGTTAAAGAGTATGCTATTAACCCAATTGCTCATATCTTACTAGACGGAAAAATAATTGCACAAAACATTCAAAAAGGAGTGCGGATAGATGGAAAAGAAGATTAATATCTTTGAAGAGTTTAATAAGATTGGTGAACAAATGATTGAACAAATCGCAAAAGGGTTAAAGGAATCTACCAATGAAACTATGCCAATAGACAATACTTATATGAAATCCACTAACGATCAAATGGAACAAGTATATGAAGAATATAAAACAATTGGCGAAATGCTGTTTTATATGAAAGAAGGATTAGTTGATGCTGGTTTTACTGAAGACCAAGCGATGCAATTTGTTATCCGAGAATATCTGGAACAACGAGCGGAATCTAAGGGGTGAGGATAGATGCAAGTCTACTGTTCCAACTGTAATAAAGATTACAATATGCAACCACAGGTAGCGCAGCTTTCTAATCGCATTGAGAAGTGTTACTTCACATGTCCTCATTGTAGCCATGAGCATGTCGCTGCATATGTGAACGATAAGATTCGTAAACATCAAGCGGATATAGCTAAGTGTCATGAGCGTATTAACAAGAGGAACCTCGATGTCGAGAATGAAATGAAACGATTGAGGAAGAGGATGGAAGGTGCCAAGTAAACCATACAAGCCGTGCAAGTCATTAGGTTGCAATGAACTAACACGGGATACGTATTGTAGTAAGCACCAAGATAAAGTACAAGAGAACACAAGATACTATGACAAACACATACGAAACAAAAACTCACGTTCATTCTACAACTCTAGATTGTGGAAGGATATGCGTGAGTTTATTTATCGTAGAGATCATGGTCTATGTGTTCAATGTAGAAGCAATGACATCATTAAGATAGGTGATGTAGTTGATCACATCATACCTATTCGAGTGGATTGGTCAAAACGATTAGAACCATCTAATTTACAAACACTCTGTCATGCTTGCCACAACAAGAAAACAAAAGAAGACGAGAAGAAAAACAGAAAATGATTTGAAAGAAAAAATTCATAAACAACCCCCCACCATGAAAAAGCAAAAGGCGACTCCCTGGAGACCGCCGCCTAGCTTTCCGTGTAAAAAGTTCGTTTTATTCTATAAAAGGGGGTTCAGCCGAGGGAGGTGGTTCTCATAGGAAGGAAAGCGAAGCCGATTCATTTGCATTTATTAGAAGGTAATACAAATCGGTTGACAAAAGATGAAATTGAGCAGCGATTAAAAGCCGAAAAACAGTTACAAGCAAAAAAGGACAAGGTAAAGCCACCAACGTGGTTAGATTCAGTTGCAAAGAAAGAGTTTAGGAGAATTGCTGGTGAATTACTGGAGCTAGACATTATTACAAACATAGATGTGAATGCATTAGCAACGTATTGCGATGCTTATTCTGACTATGTTGAATGCACCAAAATTATCCGAGAAGAAGGACTCCTTGTTGAATATACCAATAAGGCAGCTGAAACTAATAAAGTTCCACATCCACTACTTACAAAGAAGAAACAGTTGCATGAACAAATGAAGGCTTTGGCTGTTGAGTTTGGTCTTACACCGAGTGCAAGAGCGAAAATTGTCATTCCAAATATAAAACAAGGTCCGAAAACAAACGTAGAGAAGGAGTTTGACGTATAACATGATCAGACAATGGATGTTGGACTATTGTGATGATGTATTAAATGGTGAAGTTGTTGCTTGTCAGAAGCATAAACAAGCTTGTAAACGATTTTTAAGAGATATTGAGCGTGAAGGATCTGAAGATTTTCCATATGTTTTTAAGGAGGAAAAAGCGCTTCGTTTCTTAAAATGGATGTCTCTTTTTAAACATACAAAAGGAAAATTAGCAGGTCAGAGAATTGAACCGCATTCCATACAAATTTTCGTATTTAGTAATATTTACGGATGGGTTCATCGTAATACAGGATTAAGACGATTTAAAAAGGCGTATTGGCAAGTTGGACGTAAAAACGCAAAGTCTCAATCTTTAGCGTGTGTAGGCTCTTATGAAGCAATGGCATTTGGTGAAAATATGTCAGAAGTCTACATTGGTGCTACGAAAACAGAACAAAGTAAAATTGTCTGGAATGAAATTAAAGCACAAATGAATGGATGTGAGGATTTAAAAGGAAAGTTCAATATTGCGTATGGGAAAATTGAACACCTTAAAACGGATTCTTTTATTTCAGCGCTATCAAAAGATGCTGGGAAATCTGGTGATGGACTGAATGTTCAGTGCGGAATTATTGATGAATATCATGCACATCCTACTTCTGAAATTTATGATGTTCTGGTGTCAGGTTCGGGCGCTCGTCCGAATCCACTCATGATGATTATAACGACAGCTGGTTTCAATTTGAGTCATCCTTGCTATCGTGTGGAGTATCAATATGTTTCTAAGATTTTGGACCCTAATATTGATATTGAAAACGAAGAATATTTTGTCATGGTTAATGAATTAGATAAAGATGATGAGATTACGAATCCAGAGGTGTGGGAGAAAGCAAATCCAATCCTATGTAGTTATGAAGAAGGGTGTTCTTTCTTAAAAGGAGAACTTCAATCAGCTCTTGATGTGCCTGAGAAAATGCGTAATTATCTTACGAAAAACATGAATAGATGGGTGGATATGAAAGAAAATGGCTATATGGATATGCAAAAATGGAAGGATTGCAAAGAAACGGTGGAATTATCCGAATTAAAAGGATTGGAATGCACAGTAGGTGTCGATTTATCAGCAAAAATTGACTTAACAAGTATCTCATTTGAGTTTAAAAAGGATGATAAGTATATCGTAATTAGTCATAGCTTTATGCCAGAAGATACGTTAGCTGAAAAGAGACAAACAGATAAAGTCCCTTATGATCTGTGGGTACAACAAAAATGGATTACAACAACACCTGGTGCAGTAGTTGATTACGAATATATTAAAACACATATTAGAAATATGGAAAAAGATCATAAATTTAAGATTAAAGAAATATGTGCCGATCCATGGAACGCAACACAATTTATGCAAGACATGGAGGCGGAAGGGTATACCATGATAGAGATACGTCAAGGTATGGCAACTTTATCAGGCCCTACAAAGGATTTTCGTGAACAAGTGTATCAAAAGAAGGTCATCCATAACAACAATCCTGTACTGAACTGGGCAACTAGTAATGCTATAACAAAACAGGATGCTAACGAAAACATTATGTTGGACAAGTCGAAAACAACAGAAAGAATTGATCCGATAGCGGCTGTAATTAACTCGCATGTTCGATGCATGCTTAATTCTGGTGAGATGGACTTAAACTCCTATATTTTAAGTCAAGATTTCTCATTCTAGGAGGAATCACATGCGATTCTTATTATTTTTCATAAGTATTTTAGAAGATATTCTATTAATTTCTGGGTTGTCCATTATTGTGGGGACGACTTTTTTTGTTAATCCGATTTATGGATGGTATCTATTAGGGATTATTCTCACAATGCTGGGGGTGGTAATGATAAGAAGATAGAAAGGAGGTGAAACATTTGATTTTTCGGCAGTTATTTAGAAATCAGGATACGACAGATTTAAAAAATCCTTCTCCTTGGTTTAAAAGTTTATTTGGATATCAAGCCGCAAGCGGTGAAAAGGTAACGGTTGAGTCCTCTTTAGGTGTTCCGACGGTTTATCGGTGCATTAACATCCTTGCAAATAGTGTTGCGATGCTTCCTTTTCAAACGTTTAAAAAGACAGCGAAGGGAAGGGAACGGGATAAGGTACATCAAGTGTCTTTTGTTCTAGAAAGAAGACCAAATCCTTATCAAAGCCCATTCAAATTCAAACATTTAATTGAAACGCACCGTAATACATGGGGAAATGCCTATATCAATATTCATTGGGGTGTGGATGGAAGACCGAAAGAACTATGGGTACTGAATCCAGCTGTTACAACGCCCACAGTGGATCTAAAGACCAATAAGCTATGGTATTTCACTAGCTTGCCAGATGGAACACCTATAAAAATACCTGATGATGACATAATTCATCTTACTACATTGTCTACTGATGGTTTAAAGGGGAAACCACCTATTCAAATTGCAAGAGAATCAATAGGTAGCTCACAGGCGGCACAAAAGTTTAAAGGTAAGTTCTTTACAAACGGTGCAGCGCATAGTGGGATATTAAAAACGCAACAAGCACTTGGAAAAGAAGCAAAAGATGTACTTCGTGATGCTTGGGAAGAAGCAAACACAGGATTAAATAATGCGCAAAGGATTGCCATTTTAGATGCTGGCTTAGAATTTGAAAAAGTTGGAATGCCTTTGAAGGATGCTCAATTTATTGAAGGCATGAAGTTTGATAAAGGTGAGATTGCAAACATCTTTAATATTCCTTTGCACATGATTAATGAGTTGGATCGTGCCACTTTCTCAAATATTGAGCAACAGGCGTTAGATTTTATTCAAAATACATTGAGTCCAATTCTTATACAGTATGAAGAAGAATTTTCTTATAAAGCATTTTCCTTTAATGAGCAAAAGCGATATTATTTAAAATTTAATCTGACAAGCTTATTACGTGCTGATTCTAAATCACGAGCAGAATTTTACAAAATTATGTTAGATGCTGGTGCTTTTTCGATTAATAAGGTACTGGAACTGGAGGACATGGATGGAATTGGGGAATACGGTGATAAACATCGCGTTGACTTAAACCATGTATCTATTGAGATTGCTGATGAATACCAATTAGCAAAAGCTAATGGAGGAGCACTACAGAAGGGAGGTGAGGACGATTAAGGACGTATTTACTATTAAAAATCAAACAGAATCGTCAGCAGATTTATTTATCTATGGTGACATCATAAATAATACAGGTTGGAAATGGGATGATTCTGATATTATGCCGGATGATGTGAAAAATATTTTAGGGCAATTAGATGATAAAAGTAACCTTAATATCTATGTAAATAGTGGTGGTGGTTCTGTATTTGCTGGTTTAGCTATTTATAACATGCTAAAGCGTAATAAAGCGCAAAAAACTGTTTATGTGGACGGTGTTGCAGCTTCTATTGCCTCAGTAATTGCCCTAGCTGGTGATCGTGTCGTCGTTCCTTCTAACGCATTCTTAATGATTCATAAACCTTGGACATATGCAGTTGGAAATGCAATTGATTTCCGAAAAGCAGCAGAGGACCTTGATAACATCGAATCAGGAATCATGAATGTATACAAAGAGAACTTAAAAGAAGGCGTTGATATTGAAGAAATTCAACAATTAGTAGATGCTGAGACTTGGTTAAGTGGTGAAGAAGCTGAAAAATACTTCAATATAGAAGTTGTGGAAGCAAAAGAAGTTGCAGCATGTAGCAGTGATTATTTTGATAAATATCAAAAAACACCAAGTAGAGTAGTAGCAAAAGCTCCTTCTATTCCAAAGAGGGATAATAACGAACAATTAAAAATACAAAATGCACTAGACCTGTTAGAACTATAGGTCTATTTTTTGTGCCAATATAAGGAGGAAATACCGAATGGATAAACATGAACAAGAATTACGTCAAAAAGTTGCTGACTTAAAAGCGAAAGCAGAAGAGTTTAACAATAGCGGCAAATATGAAGATGCAAAGGCAAAAATTGAAGAAGCAAGAAATGCAAAAAATGAACTGGATAACTATCTAGCGATGAAGCAAATTCAAGTTCCTGACCCTGTAAATTCACAAGCAGGAGTATTACCTCCAGCATCAGTTAAAAATGAAGATAAGTCCTATAAAGAAGTATTTATGAAAGCTATTCGCGGTCAAAATTTGACTCGTGAAGAAGCAAGCGTTATGCAGGAATATAAAGCCGCATTATCTGAGAATACAGGTAAAGATGGCGGTTATATTGTTCCAGAAGATATTACTACAACTATTAATCAGTTAAAACAAACGGTTGATAGCTTAGAACAATATGTAAATGTACAACCTGTTTCAACAAACAAGGGAGCTCGTACATTAGAAAAACGTGCGGTATCTACACCTTTCGCACCATTATCTGAGTATGGGAAACCGAATGCAATGCAAGAAATTGCTTCTCCTGAATTCGATCGTTTATCTTATGCTATTGAAGATTACGCAGGCTTCTTACCGGTGCCAAATGATTTATTAGATGATACAGATCAAGCTTTAGAAGAATATTTACGTCAATGGATCGCTAAAAAATCTATCGCTACTCGTAACTACCTAATTTTACAGGAACTTAACAAATTGACAAAGGTAGATTTTGTGGATTACAAAGGCATTAAAACAGCATTAAATGTTACATTAGACCCAGCTTTTGCAGCCGGAGCTAATATTTTCACTAACCAAGATGGATTCAATTACTTGGATCAATTAGAAGATAAAAATGGTCGTCCGCTTCTTCAACCAGACCCAACAAATCCAACACGTAGTTTATTGTCAGGAAAACCGGTTATTACTTTATCAAATAAGACAATTGCTACAGATAAAGATGGGAAAGCGCCTTTCATTGTTGGTAATTTAAAAGAAGCCATTATTCTTTGGGATAGAAAACAGTTATCTATTGATATGACCAAAGAAGGCGGAAATGCTTGGAGAACAAATACTTCTGAATTCCGAGCGATTGAGCGTGAGGACGTTACATCATGGGATACAGAAGCAGTTGTGTATGGACAAATTACGGTTTCGCCTAAAACAGGAGCTTAATAAAGTAGGAGGTGTCCTTCTTGGTACTAACATTAGAGGAAGCGAAAAAGTATCTTCGTGTGGATGGTGATGAGGAGGACGATCTCATTACATCTTTCGTAATAGCAGCTGAAATATATATTAAAAATGCTACAAGTAAAAATGTGGATTTAAAAAGCGAGCTTGCTAAATTAGCAGCTCGTATTTTAATTGCTCATTGGCATGAAAACCGTGAGGCGGTTGGAAAAGCTGAACAATTGGCATTTAGTTTGCAGTCGATATTAGTACAGTTGCAATATTGTGGTGGTGATTCAAGTGAATCCAGGTAAATTAGATAAACGTCTTACATTTCAAGTGAAAGACGATGAAGCAAAGAGCCCAGACGGTGATCCAATAGAAGGTTACAAGGATTCCTTTACTGTATGGGGCTCTTTTATTTTTTTTAAAGGAAGAAAATACTTTGAAGCAGCCGCAGCAAATAGCGAAGTTCAAGGGGAAACAGAAATCCGATTTCGCACAGATGTGAACGCTGATATGAAAATCAAATATAAGAATATGATTTATGACATTGTTTCGGTTATTCCAACTGAAAAACACACGTTATCGATCATGTGGAAGCGTGGTGGAATGAATGGCTGATGGTTTAGATTTATTAGGTTTTGATCGTTTAATCACCGAATTAGAACAAATGGGGCTACGTGGGGAAAAGATTGAAGATAGAACTCTTGCAGCAGGTGGAGAACCTATTCGAAAAGCTATTTCAGAAATAGCCCCAAGAAGTGATAGCCCTAAAAAAGCAACAAAAAGTGAACCATGGCGCACAGGACAACATTTAGCTGATAATATCCGTGTGACAAAAGCGAAAATGGAGGGCGGCATAAAAACTATCAAAATCGGTATAGATAAAGCGGATCGTTCTCCATATTTCTATGGCAAGTTTGTGGAATGGGGAACATCTAAAATGCCAGCTCAACCATTTATAGAACCGGGATTTAATTCTTCAAAAGAAGCAGCAATTCGTGCTATGACAGACATCTTGAAGAATGAAATGAGGTTGAATTTATGATAAATTTACGTCCCGAAATTGTACAAGCTCTTGAAAATAATCAGGAGCTTGTTTCTTTATTAGGTGGAAAACGCGTTTATTATCGTAAAGCCAAAAATGCTGAAGAGTTTCCGCGTATTACGTTTTTCGAATTAGACAATAGGCCAGATGGATTTTCAGATAATGATGAAAGCGAAAGTGAAATCACATTCCAAATCGATATTTGGTCAAAAGGTAGTACAACAGCGATCCATCAAAAAGTGAATGAAATCATGAAAAGTATTGGTTTCTCACGTTATGCGGTTGCTGATTTATATGAAGATGATACACAAATTTTTCATTACGCGATGAGGTTCGCGAAAGGAGTGGAGTTATAGATGGCTGGAGAAATTATTACAATTAGTTCGACTGTCGGTGTAGATAGTCTTGTTTATGCAAAACTAGTAAAAGATGATGCGTCAGGTGTTTCATATGGGGATGTAAAAAAATTAGAAGGGGCAGTAAAGGTTAAAACATCTAAAAAAGTAGCTTCAGAAATTATGTGGAGTGATAACAAAAAATCAGAGATTGCCGAATCTGATGGAGAAGTAGAAGTTGAAATTGAAGTTCGTGGAATTTCGTTATCAGCAAAAGCAGATATTGAAGGATATCCAGAAGTTACAGATGGTGTATTAGATGAAAAGCGCGAAGGTGATAAACCATATTTGGCAATTGGATGGCGTTTCTTAAAGGGTAACGGGAAATATCGATATGTTTGGTTGTTAAAAGGGAAGCTTTCGCAAGAGGAAGAAGAAGCCGAAACTAAGAAAGATAAACCGAACTTCCAAACAACTAAACTTAAAGGTTCATTCATCGAACGTGATTTTGATGATAGACCAAAATTTACAGCTGATGCTGATGAACCTACGTTTACAAAAACTATTGGTGATAATTGGTTTAAAAAGGTATATGAAAAGACTGTAACACCACCAACAGGACAATAAGAGGGAGCAAAAGCTCTCTCTTTTTTTATTAACTAAGGAGGAATAAACTATGAAATTAGCTTTAATAATTGATGGAGAAAAACAAACTTTTAATATGCCGGAATTTATCCCAGCACGTCTAATACGCCAAGCCCCTGAGCTTGCTGATATTCCAAACAATCCTGGTCCAGAGGACATGGATAAAATGGTTCAATATGTAGTTAAAGTGTATGGTAATCAATTTACATTAGACCAATACTGGGATGGTGTGGATGCTCGTAAATTTTTATCGACAACTACAGATGTAATTAACGCAATTATTAACGAAACTGTGGAAGCAGCTGGTGGGACACCTGGAACTGGAGAAGAAGAGAACCCAAACGCGTAGAGGGAGGAGGGTTAACGTTCAGTGAATTTATGGACGAACTCTACCTCTCTTTATTACGACAAGGATATAAACATTATCATATCGATAATGAAATGGATATTTGGCATTATTTAAGACTTATGCAAAAAGAACGTAGTCAAGAGAATATAAACAATGAAAATCCTAATGAAATAGAAGTTCCAGCAGAAAATATTATCTAGCAAGGGGGTGAGACATTGGCGAATGAAATGAATAATTTAGTAGTTAGACTTTCGCTTGATAATGTTAATTTCCGTCAAGGCATTGCAAATTCAGGACGTGCAGTAAGGACATTACAGAATGAATTGAAATCTGTAAGTACAGGTATGGGCGGTTTCGCTAGTGCTAGCCAACAAACACAAGCAAAAATGGATAGTCTAAGCAGGCTCATTGACGCGCAAAAAGAGAAAGTTAAAGCTTTACGGCAAGCTTATGATCAAAATAAGGCTAAATTAGGTGAAAATGATGCAGCAACCCAGCGATATGCTTCGCAAGTTAATAAGGCGGTTGCTGATTTAAATAGATTTGAAAATGAATTAAAGCAAGTAAACCGTCAAGCTGAACAAAAAGGGATGGATAAGTTAAACAACTCTTTAAAATCCTTACAGGCTGAATTTCAGTCTATTACAACAGGTATGGGCGGTTTTTCTAATGCGACAGAACAAACACGAGCTAAAGTAGATGTTTTATCCCGTATGGTAGATAAACAAAAAGAGAAGATTAGGGAACTTCACCAAGCCTATAATCGTGCTAAAACAGAAGAAGGCGAAGCGAGTCAATCAGCACAGAGATATGCAGAACAAATTCATCGGGCGACAGCTGAACTGAATCGATTTGAAAATGAATTACGTCAGTCAAATCATGAATTAGAACAGCAAGGAAATCGTCTATTGAACTTTGGTAATCGTATGGAGACGTTAGGTAATCATTTGCAAAATGCTGGTATGCAAATTGGCATGGTATTTGGTGGTATGACTTACGCAATAGGTCGGGGCTTAAAATCAGCAGTCACTGAATCGATGAACTTTGAGCAACAGATGGCGAATGTAAAAGCTGTTTCTGGATCTACTGGAGCAGAAATGAAAAAGTTAAGTGAATTGGCTGTTAATATGGGTGAAACAACAAAATACTCCAGTGTTCAAGCAGGTCAAGGTATTGAGGAATTAATAAAGGCTGGTGTTAGCTTACAAGATATAATTAACGGTGGATTGGCAGGTGCCCTTAACTTAGCGACAGCAGGAGAATTAGAGTTAGGTGAAGCAGCCGAAATTGCTTCCACAGCTCTGAATGCATTTAAAGCAGATCATCTTTCAGTTGCGGATGCAGCCAATATTTTATCTGGTGCGGCCAATGCTTCCGCAACTGATGTAAGAGAGTTAAAATATGGACTTTCAGCTTCATCAGCAGTAGCAGCGGGAGCCGGAATGACGTTTAAGGATACAGCTACAACTTTAGCGGTATTCGCACAAAATGGTCTTAAGGGATCAGATGCAGGGACATCTTTAAAAACAATGCTAATGCGTTTAAACCCTTCAACAAAAGAAGCATATAACAAAATGAGAGATTTAGGACTTATTACTTATAATGCGCAGGCTGGTTTTGATTTCTTAGTTAAAAACGGTATTCAACCAGCTTCCAGAAATGTAGGGGATATAGAAGTAGCTTTAGAACAATATGTAATGAAAACAGAAGGTGTAACGAAATGGAATGATAAATGTGATACAACGTTTCGCGAATTAGCAACAAGTTCGGCATTTTTATCATCAAAATTCTATGATCAACAGGGGCATATTCAAAGTCTAGAAAATATTTCAGGTACACTTCATGAATCGATGAGAGATTTAACAGACCAACAACGAAGTATGGCTCTGGAAACATTATTTGGTTCCGATGCTGTACGTGGTGCGACTATCTTGTTTAAAGAAGGCGCCAAAGGTGTCAATGAAATGTGGGATTCCATGTCAAAGGTTACAGCAGCTGATGTAGCAGCGACCAAAATTGATACGTTAAAGGGACGACTTACATTACTAGATTCAGCGTTTTCCACAATGAAAAAGACAATTGGTGATGCACTAGCTCCAGTGGTAAGTGCTTTTGTTGCTGGATTACAGAAACTTGTGGACGGATTTAATGCATTACCCGGACCAGTACAAAAAGCAATTGCGATTACAGGTGGGATAGTTCTTGCTCTAACAGCAGTTGCAGCAGCAATAGGTGTCGTTCTTGCAGCAGTCGGGATGATTATGTCAGGAATTGGAGCATTAGCAACATCATTAGGGATTGTTGGTGGCGCGGCTGGTCTTGCTAGCGCAGCGGTTGGATTCTTAGGTGGTGCAGTAAGTTTATTGCTTGGACCAGTTGGTTTAGTAGCCGCCGCCCTCATTGGAACTGGGGTTGTAGCGTATAAAGCGTATCAGAAAGCAACTGAGGATAGTATCGCTTCAGTAGATCGCTTTGCTACTAATACAGAAGGGAAAGTGAGTTCCTCCACAAAGAAAGTTCTCAGTGAGTATTTTAAATTATCGGATGGCATTAGACAAAAATTAACTGAAATTAGACTAAATCATGAAGTAATAACAGAAGAACAATCACAAAAGTTAATCGGGCAGTATGACAAGTTAGCTAACACAATTATAGAAAAAACAAACGCAAGACAACAAAAGGAAATTGAAGGACTCAAAAAGTTCTTTGCTGATTCATATGTATTAACATCTGAAGAAGAGAATAAACGTATAGAACAATTGAATCAACATTACGAACAAGAAAAACTAAAGACTCAAGAAAAAGAAAATAAAATCAAAGAAATACTGCAAACCGCAGCTAGAGAAAACCGAGAATTAACAACAACAGAGCGTATTTCTTTGCAAGCATTACAAGATGAAATGGACAGAGTTGCTGTTGAACATATGTCTAAAAACCAAATGGAACAAAAGGTAATTCTTGAAAATATGCGTGTGCAAGCTAGTGAAATTTCAGCTAGACAAGCAGCAGAGGTTGTTGAGCATAGCGCCAAAGCAAGAGATAAAGTAATTGAAGATGCGAAAAAGACTCGTGATGATAAAATCGCTGAGGCTATCCGACAAAGAGATGAAAATAAAACTATTTCAGGAGAAGAAGCTAATGCGATTATTGCCGAAGCTAAACGTCAGTATGATAGCACAGTTTCAACAGCAAAAGACAAACATACTGAAATTGTAAATGAAGCAAAAGCACAAGCTGGTGAACATGCAAATCAAGTAGATTGGGAAACTGGCGAAATAAAGTCTAAATATCAAGTTATGAAAGATGATGTAGTTCAGAAAATGAAAGAATTATGGTCTGACGTAACGAAATGGTGGGATGATACAAAAACCTCTGCAAGTAATAAGGTAGAAGAAATAAAAAATACAGTTTCAAGGAAATTTGAAGAGCAGAAAAAAGCTGTTACTGATAAAATGTCAGAGGTAAAAAAAAGTGTTGAGGATAAATGGAATGAGGTTGAAAAGTTTTTCAGTTCAATAGATTTATCTTCAATTGGTTCATCGATTATAGAAGGACTTGAAAAAGGATTAGATTATGCATCGGGTGGATTGTATAGCAAAGCAAAAGAAATTGCAGGAGAAATAAAAAGTACCATTTCGGGGGCTTTAGACATAAACAGTCCTTCAAAAGTAATGATCCCTGTGGGTAGCGCTGTGCCAGAAGGAATGGGAGTAGGTATGGATCGCGGGAAGCGCTTTTTAATAGATGCTGCACGACGATCTGCAAATACACTTCAATCTGAAATGAATAATATGCCTACAGTATATACACCTAGTTTTTCTATACCAGGTCAAATGAATTCACAAGAAACTACAAGAATGCCTAACGCACAGCCACAAGGTTATAATCACAACAATTATAATTTATCACAAAAACAACCAGTTCAAATTGTAGTCAATGAAATGGCATTAGCTGAAGTACTATTATCACCACTAGATTTATTACAAGGAAATAGATTTAGTACCGATTTATTTATACAAGGGGTGAAAGGATGAATGAACAAACTCTCACAATAGTAAAAGAGAATGGTGAATCGTTTGTTATTTCTACAAATGAGAAAATGAGGGTTTTGACATTTTTACCTTCTTCACCATTCTTTAATACTGTGTATGAAAAGGTTACAGGTATGCATGGATTAATAGATTTAGGCGGGACATTTGAGTCACAAGACAGTATTAAGTCTCGTATTTTCTTTCGTTCAAAAAATATCGATTCCTTTTGTTTATTTCGCGATCAAATATTTAGTCTATTTGCTTCACAAGAACCTTTTTATATTATAAGTAGCCGTACTTCTGAAAGAAGATGGAAGGTGAAAGTTGCATCTAGATATGAAATTGAACCAAAAGGAAATGGTAATTATGGAGTATTTGACATTGTATTTAAATCGGCTTCTCCTTTTTCAGAATCCGTCTATACAACTTTAGAATCAAATAGTAATGAATATATGTATAACACAAACTCATTTTCTGTATACAACGCTGGTGATGAAATGGTTGATCCAAGAAGCCTCCACACTCCATTACTTATTACGTTTAAAGGTGATTCGGATAAATTGAAAATTAAAAATAAAACAACCGGAGACGAATGGACGTATAACGGAAAAACAACAACTAACGATATTATTCGATTAGATCGAGTAAGAAGTACAAAAAACAGCTTATCGATTGTGCGAGATACCAATAAAAAAGTCATTTCATTGAATGCGGGAGTTAATGAATTTGAAATTACAGGCGCTACAGGCGCTTTTTCTGTTTCATTTGATTTTCGCTTTTATTACTTCTAAGAAAGGAGTGATAAGTTGCAAACTCTCACAATTACCGATTTACAAGGGAATACAGAAATACTTACAGGGTTTAAAAGTTTTAAATGTACTCGCCGAGTAAATGGAGAAAAAATAATAAATTTTTTAATCTTGCCAACCGAAGGGAATCAACATTCCTTTCCAATGGTCCAGGAAGAACATAAAGTTGAGTTTAAAAATGAAACGTATGTTATTAAATCTTTAACAGAAAGAACTATCGGCAACACCTATTACAAGCAAGTCGAATGTATCCATGATTTCTTTGTGAATATGATCAATAAACAAAAATACGAAGTTCATGATGGGAGCATGCAATTTTTAGATGCTTTGAATTTTGTTTTTAAAGATACAGGATACCAACCAATAGCAATTGAAAATTTTTATGCTAAGGACTTTCAAAATTTCGGCAAGGATAATCGATTAGCTTTATTAAAGAAAGTCTTAGAGCGTTATAAAGCTGAAATGTCCATAGATAAAAATCAAGTTAAATTCAGAACTAAAATTGGTGAAGATACGGACTTTCAATTCAGATATAACTTTAACATCAAAACATTTGAACGAAATGTCGATACAAAAAATCTTGGTACCTACATTCGTGGATATGGCGCAGACGGGTTAATGAGGGAATATACAAGCCCTAACAAAGATATATTCGGCTTTATTGAAGCTCCACAAATAAATGATGACCGTTTCACAACAACAGAAGGACTAGATCGAGCTTTAAGAGAGGCAATCCAAGATACACCGCTTGTAAGTATCACAATTGATTTTGTGGACTTGAGGAAAGCAGGATATCCGTATATTGTCCCGAACGAAGGTGATCGAGTCCTTCTTATTTATGAGCCAATGGATGTCGATATTGAAACACGTATTATGGAAATCGAAGAAGAATATGACGCGAATTTAGATCCGATTTCTTGTCGAGTCACATTAGCTAATTATAGAAAAGACTTTGCTGGAACATTACTTCAAAATGTTAATAAGACCCTCGGCGAGATTGTGACCGATGATGGAAAAGTAAAATATAACGTATTGGACGATGGTGTGAAACGTGCTTCTGCAGCGATTAAATCAGCTGAGACTGCACTGACTTTTGAAAACGGAATCCTTGCCATTGATCCGAATAATCCTAATAATATCGTTGCATTTAATAGTGCTGGTATTGGAATTTCACGTGATGGTGGGCACAATTTTAAAAATGCCCTCACTTATGAGGGATTGGTAGCTGAAGTCGGTGTGGTTGGTGCTTTTAGTGCCAATAACATTCGAACAGGAATAATGGCATCCCACCAGAACACTTTCAAAATTGATTTAGACCGTTCCGCGATTGATTTTTATTCGGTTACAAACAAGATATCAACTACAATATCACAAGCTAGAGCATCCGATGGAAGAGAAATATCCTATTGGACAATTGAGTCTACAGCCAATAAAGACGCCGCAATCAGTTTAGGTAAACGTAATCCTGATGGATCAGTAACGCAAACAATATATGTTGATGGGGAGTTTGGGGACCTATATTCGTTTGCACCTTCAGCCTATTGGCATGCAACAATGATTTTTAAAGGGACTACAATTTTCGAACAACCTATCGAGTTCCGAGGCACAGCGGCTCGGTTTGATACTGATATACGCGGTAAATCATGGAGTCTCACAAATTTTACAGGGATGAATGGCGGAGCGAGATTTGCGCCCAATGAATCCGGTAAGGGTGCGCTTGGAGATGCAAAAAACGTTTGGGGCGAAGTTTATGCAAATGGACTAAACGGGGTGTCACTGAACGGTTTGAAAATCGAAGACATTGTAAATGACAGTCGTTATGGTCGCAGTCGTGCAGATGCGGCTTTTTCGTTTGCATCTGACAACCGAAGTCGTATTGATTCCGTTGGAACAAAATTAAATGGTGTGGAAAGCACAGCGAACACAGCGAATTATCAAGCGCAAAATAATATGAGAGCAATTATTGCGTTAGAAAATTGGTCAAAAGGCGCTGAATCAGCAATCAAAGAGTTACAAGCCTGGAAAAACGGAGCTGAATCAGCGATTAGAGAGTTACAAGGAAAAGTAGCTGCATTAGAAAGAAAATAAGGAGGGATGATGTGAATTTAGGAGCAAATAAAGACATTCAGGTCTTACAAATGACGAATCAAATTTTAGTAACTGAAAATGCAAAATTACAATACGAGAATGCAGTTTTACAAGCCAGATTAATGATTGCAGAAAGTGAGGTGCAACATGCGAACGGAAACGATGCTAATCGATCTAGCGAACATGAGCATGACGAGAACGATAAGTTCAAGGGAGAATGATCGAAACGGATTTAAGGTTATTGTTAACCTGAAAGAACGAGGGAAACCAGTGGATTTAACGGGCTATGTAGTAAAGTATGAAGCGATTAGCCCATACGGTAATTTCGTTCGTGACGATGCAGTTGTTACGAACGCTAGAGATGGAATATTTGAGTATATCGTATCAAAAGAAGCTGTATCAAGTTCTGGTGTATGGATTGGTTACTTTGCTTTTGAAAAAGGGACTGAACGTTTTACAACGCAAGATATACGTATTTCGTTAGGAAGCGATGTGAAGCAAGGGAACATCCCAATAGAAAATTATATTGCAGAGTTTGATAAGCTCAAGAAACAGATAGATGCTTTGCAAATAGCGGTCGATAAGGCAGACGTTGTTAAGAAAACTGGCGATACGATGACGGGTAAACTATGGTTTAGTGGAGCATCAAAAGGGATAGCTTGGCAGGAAAACTCTAAAGAAGTAGCGGATTTAATCTATAACGGCAGAAATATATTTCTAAGAGGAAAGCCAGTAGACGGAACAGTCTACAATGCCGTTACCTACGATATTGATAAGAATTATTTTAACGTTCAGAGTGAAACAAACCTTGTTAAAAAATCAGGCGATACCATGACAGGGCAGTTGACAATAAACCGTCCCGGAACAAAGGATGCAACATTGATTTTACAAAATGGTGGCGGTCTGATGCGTGTGATGCCATATGAAGGGGATTTCAACTATATCCAAAGTGGAACGCTTGATAGTAAAGCTAAGAGCATCTACGTTACAGGTTACAACATTTCGGAAATGGATAAATTTCAAGTGAAAGCTAAAGAATTAATTGTAGAAGGTACATTCAAACAAAGTAATGATGTAGCGTGGACTAATCTAACACTCATTAATGGGGCAACTACAGATGCAGGAAATACGCCTCGTTACATGCGGCAAGGCGATGTAGTATATATCGTCGGGTCTGTAACAAACGTAACAGATAGCATGACAATCGCTAACTTACCAACAGGTTTAAGGCCAACTAGTAACTGTGCGTTTGCGGTTGCTTATTTGAGTACTGATTCAAAAAAATACACTGGTGAAATCAATGTTCGACCAGACGGAAGAATAACACTAGACTGGATGTGGAATAACGTTAAATCCGTATCGTTCTGTATATCTTATCATTTATAGAAAGGGGTGAGAATATGAAACAAATACATGTATATAACAAAGACACAGGAGCTTATATAGGTGATGATGTTATTTTTCCAAGAAAAGAAGAAATAAGAGGTATGGTTACTAAAACGAGAATCGAAACGGTGGTTATCGGAACAGAAGAAGCCGATGGCTATGAGTACCCTGTATATAAAAATATAGAAGTGGAATATGAAGAGGAAGATGTTATCGGTTATGAAGATGTCTATGATATTCCTGATAATGCAACAGAGATTCCCCTCCCACAACCAAATTGGAAACCTGTTTTTAAAGATGGTAAGTGGATTGAAACCATCACGCAAGAAGAATTGGATGAGTTGAATAAACCACAAATACCACAACCAAGTGAACTTGATAAACTAAAGGCGGAATTAGAAGTAACTAAGGCAGCAATGGCTGAATTCATCATGCAGCAAACATTGAAAGGAACGGGAATGTAAATGGCTGAATTCATGGCGATGATGATTATTCAAGGATATTACACGTATCAAGAGGTAGTAATTAGCGGACCTATGTTGAAGTACAAGGAACGTGTCGATACCTACCTAACTAAAGAAGGAAGAGCAGATTTAATTACGGATAGCGCACAATAGTGGGCTTTTTATTTTGAACAAAATACGGCTTTGAATAGAAAAAAGAGATTTGCATTTTTGAAAATATGGAAAGAGAATAAAGATTTCATATGATAAAATGAATAAATGAGGTGAATATATGGAACAGTTTATTTCAATAATTGTATTTTCATTACCTGGGATTCTAGCTTATTTTTGGCTACAACTATTTGGATTAAATCCAACGGTGAAACATACTCCTACTGAAATGGTGGGACTTGTAGCATTGTTATGGGTTCCTATTACAGGGTTAACAATTATAACGTATAATTTAATTGTTTATAGGCTTTCATTACCGGTTATGTATCTTACAAGTGTTCAGGAAATTAGTGCTTTATCTATGAATCTTTTATTTTTGATGTTTTATGTGTTGTTAAGTGTTTTCTATAGCTTCGTAATAGCATATGCATGGGGAAGATATTTTAATAAGATCGTTTTGAAATTAGTGAACAAAGTACGAGTCCAACGTAAAGTGTCAGTACTTTCGGAAGAAACCAGTGTTTGGGATTCGTTCTTTTACAGTCTTGACCAGCCAGAAGAGCAACCACTAATTGTTGAAATGTATAAAATTGATAAGCCGGAAGAAAAAACTTATGGAGCTGTTATTAGGATGTCCCGTCCTTTTGAGACGGAACGATCCTTGGTTTTAGACCAATCGGAGCAATGGAAGAAAGCTCATGAATATTATCAATATCCAGTTAAACGAAGTTATGTAGACGTAAAATCTGGAATGATAGTGAATGAGTTAGACCATGAAAACCCACGAATTCCTATTAATCCCGGGGTGTAGGTGGAGCTCCGAATGTTGGTCTTTTTACTGAACTATCGGGTAGAGTTACAGGTTCGCTAGATGGTTTCGTGTCTTTGGACATAGTAGCACCTCCTTTCTAAGTGAGATTAATTTCCGACTAGCATCACTTCTTAGGTGGAAGTGGCGCTGAGTATGTAGGCCTTTCTCCTGAACGGATTTCACGCGGTGTAGACGTGGCAGTCGCTTTAGGAGTATTTGTTTGGTTTGAATTAGACATGGTACAACCTCCTTTCTTCCAAATAATACAATAGTTCTTGAAGGAATTCGATAAAAAATTAAGAGGTCATTATACAAGTTTAAGAGAAGCAAATATGCTTCTCTTTTTATTTTGAGGAGATGATCAGTGTGAAACGAATAGTAGACCAAGTAATTTATGAAAAGCATGTTAGCCAGGAAAACAAAAACCTAGTCAAAGATTTTCTTATTGAAAAGAAAGCGCAAGGAAAAGCGGCAAGCACTTTACAGCAATACAATTGGGATTTACGAATTATTTTGTTTCTAATACATGAACACTTCGAAAATAAAAAACTTATTGATTTAACACGTAAAGACATACGGAATTTATCTATTATTTTTCAAGAGATGGGAATGTCTAATGCACGTGTTAATGGATTGATGAGCGCTTTACGTTCAGCACTTGAATTCTGCGCAGAAGATGATGATTATAATTATGAATTTAATGTAGGTTCAAGGGTGAGAGGTTTACCTAAAAATCCAATTAGAGAAATTACATTTGTTACTGAGGACCAAATTAATTGGTTAATCGATAAATTACTTGAACAAGAGAAATATATGTTAGCAACTTATTTGGCACTTTCTTACTACAGTGCAGCAAGGAAGAATGAAGTTTATCAAGTTCAAAAAGAAGAACTAACAGAACGCTTTTTCACGAATGTAGTACGTGGTAAGCGAGGTAAGAAATTCAGATTATATTATAATCCCCGAGTACAGAAATGTATTCGTTTATATATAGAACAACGAGGTAAAGATACTATTCCAGATTTATTTGTAAGAGTTTATAAGAATGGTGAGAGAAGAACGTTAAATAAGAGCGTATTTAACTATTGGTGCAAGACATTTGCTAAGATGCTATACGAAAAAGAGGGTAAGGAATTTAAAATTAACCCGCACTGTTTCCGTCATAGCAGATTAGATAATTTAAAAGTGCAAGGTGTACCACTAGAAAAGTTAAAGTCGTTAGCTAATCATTCGGATATTTCCACAACTGAATCTTACCTAAAAGATAGAAGTGAAGAAGATATTGCAGAGATATTTGGAATGGATCCAAGTTATTTTGCGGCGTAAAAAGGAGAGGAAAAGATGGATCGTATTGATGTATTATTGAAAGCATTTATAGCTACGTTTGGTGGCTTCTGTGGGTATTTCTTGGGAGGATGGGATGCAACATTGAAAATCTTAGTGACGATGGCAGTTATTGATTATCTAACTGGCATGATTGCAGCAGGGTATAACGGAGAGTTAAAAAGTAAAGTTGGTTTCAAAGGCATCGCCAAAAAGGTGGTGCTTTTTCTTTTGGTCGGAGCGGCCGCTCAACTAGACTCAGCACTTGGGAGTAACAGTGCAATTCGTGAAGCAACAATTTTCTTTTTCATGGGTAACGAATTGCTTTCACTTTTAGAAAATGCTGGGCGAATGGGGATTCCGTTGCCTTCAGCATTAACGAATGCAGTAGAAGTTTTAGGTGGTAAGAGCAATAAGACGAGCTCTGAATATATTAATAAAAAAGGAGATGTTGAATAATGGAAATCAGAAAGAATCTAGTTAGTTCAAGTAAATATGGTACAAAGTGTCCTTATACAATGAATCCAGAATTTATCACAGTTCACAACACTTACAACGATGCTACAGCAGAAAACGAAGTGGCTTATATGATTCGAAATGATAATCAAGTCTCGTTTCATATTGCAGTAGATGATAAAGAAGCTGTACAAGGTATTCCGTTAGAACGCAATGCATGGGCTTGTGGTGATGGAAATGGTCCGGGCAATCGTAGATCTATTAGCGTGGAAATCTGTTACTCTTTAAGCGGTGGGGATAGATATTATAAAGCAGAAAATAATGCAGCGGTAGTCGTTGCTCAACTAATGAAGCAATACAACATTCCAATCAGCAAAGTTCGTACACACCAATCATGGAGTGGAAAGTACTGTCCTCATCGTATGTTAGCTGAAGGTCGTTGGGATAGCTTTATCGAGAGAGTGAAAAGAGCGTATAACGGAAATAGCGCGCCAAGTGAATCAAATGGAAGTGGAAATAATTCTTCACCACAAGAACCATCAAATGGAGAAGTACTTGGGTATCTTACAACCACTGCTGAAGTAGCTAATATCCGTAAAGAACCTAATCTTAATTCTCCTGTAATGAGACAAGCTGTAAAAAAACAAGGTCATACGTATTATGCTTGGTCTTATGATGGCTCTCATTTCTGGTACAAAGTAGCTGAAAACAATTGGATGCGTGATGATGTAGTTTCTATCAACAAAGATGGTAAATCAAAAGGTGTTGTGTGGGTTAGTGGAACAAATATTAACCTTCGCAAAGGGGCATCCACAGGGGATGTAGTAATTAATAAGCTTACAAAACAGTCCGCATACGATGTACATTACCGTTATGAGAATTGGATTTATGTCACTGGTGAAGGTGTCGAAGGTTGGATGTATTTCGATGAATCTTATGTGAAGTGGATTCGATAAAAAATACGATGTAACAGAAAATAAAGATTGTATATATGATGAAGTGATTTTTTATAAAAGAATAGTTTTATGAACAAAAAAAGAGCCGTCTTTTGACGGCTCTTTTTAATTTTTCCATTCAACAAGAGTACGTTTATTACATTTACGACAAACAAATCCCTCAGCTTTATGTACAACAGGTTGTTTTTTGTTGCAATTTGGACATTTTACAAGTTGCTTACCTAAAGCGGAATATATAAAGAGCGCAGAAAAGAATGCTAAACCTAAACCTGGTAAAATTCCAATTATGGTAAAGCATAGCACTACTGAAATTAATAAACCGAACGATCCAATTAAAAAATATATAACTCTCTTCAACTGATTAGCTGTAGAACTTTTCTTTTCTTCTAATTCAATAATAAACGTTTCCCCATCAGCTGTTTTTCGTAATTCCATAAAAACACCTCCCTAAATTAAGTAAAGCATATCAATTAATTGCATATTTTAAAAGTGTGATTTTATATTATTATATTTCTTCCTCAATCCATATATCTTCTACTTTCATATCAAGAACTTTAGCGATTCTAATCGCGACTAAAAGTGTCGGCGATCCTCCTTGAAGTAAGTTAGTCATTGTAGAATTAGCTATACCAACTTTTTTAGCTACAAATCCGTAACGTAATCCTTTTTCATCCACAATTTGTTTTAAGTTGCTACGTAGCATATTTACACCCCCTATATGTATATTCTTGTGAAACCATTTTTGTCCTTTTAAAAAATAAATTTTAGGTGGACAGGCAATGTATTTCATTCTAGTTCATATACCTATATCAAGACCATGAGGAATACCAAGTGGAACTAAGGACATCAAGAGGAGAGTGGCTTAAATGCGTTGGCAATATAATCACTTGAACACAACTCCATACTTACATCCTTCAAACGAATTACGTCAAATGTATAACGAATCAAAATCAAAATCAGAAACTGAATCAATTATGAATCACATGAAAAATCATGAAGTGTTTAATAACAAGGGATATAAAAGATATTTCAGTTTATCCCAAGTTATTGAAGAGGATCTATACGGTGAGGAAGAAGACGTTTTGAATTGGGAAACTTTAATGGACTGTTATGATGTCGTCCTTACGAGAAAAGGTATTACATTTCGTGAAAAGGAAGAGGAGGAGTGATTATGACATTTGCAGGGGAAGCGATAATTATTTGGACAGCAACAGGGTTGTCAGTAATCGCTATGAAGGCAGCAGAGAAAATGGGGAAGAGCGTTCCACATTGGCTTCCACGTATCACCTTGTACACAACGCTCACAGGCTCGTTCTTATATCTTCTACGTTATGTTCTAGTTATATTTCTATGAAGGAATATAATGTGGAAGGTCAGGACGGCATGCGAGGTATAAGAAATTGCCTGTCCCGTTATATTCCAAAAGAGTGCAATGATATCCTTATAGGATATCTAAGGGGGAAATGTTTATGTTGGAGTTACTAATGGTTCCTACAGCAGCATTAACATACGCATTAGTATGTGATAAGTTCAAACGAAAAGATGATGATAAAAAGAAAATTCAAGTTTTTTTTGAGGTGAGTGGAATCGCAATTAAAAGAGAAGATAAGCTACAGTATCCTAAGTTTCAAAATCAAGTTGATGATGATCGTAGCACAACATATGTTTACACATTACCTGTAGGTATGCCGAGTAAAATTATTCAGAAGGTCGAGGATGTCGTAAGTGAGGGGTTAAATAAACCTGTTCGGATTCATTATGATAACTATAAATTAGGTATTCGAGTATTTCATAAAGACATACCTAATAAGTGGGAATGGTCAAAAACATTAGTTGAACAAGGAAAATGGCTTGTACCTATAGGGCAAAGCTTAGAAGAAACAATTTATCATGATTTTGATAAAACACCACACATGACTTTAGGTGGTTTAACACGTATGGGCAAAACCGTATTTTTAAAGAATGTAATGACATCTCTTATTACAGCACAACCATCTCATACGCATTTATACATCGTCGATTTAAAAGGCGGTTTAGAATTTGGACCATATCAAAATTTAAAACAAGTTGAATCTATAGCAGAAAAGCCAATTCAAGCATTTCAAGTTTTAAATACCATTCTTGAAAAAATGGAAGAGAAAATGTTCTATATGAAGGAAAGACATTATACAAACATTGTAGAAACAAATGTAAAAGAACGTCATTTCATTATAGTTGATGAAGGGGCTGAACTTTGTCCTGATAAAAGCATGGGTAAAGAGCAGCAAAAGTTATTGGTTGCTTGTCAAAGAATGCTTTCTTATATAGCTAGGATTGGCGGGGCGCTTGGATTCAGACTAATTTTTTGTACACAGTATCCAACAGGAGATACATTGCCGCGACAAGTTAAGCAAAATTCAGATGCAAAGCTTGGGTTTAGATTACCAACACAAACGGCTTCTCAAGTGGTTATAGATGAATGTGGTTTAGAATCGATTAAAAGTATACCTGGACGCGCTTTGTTTAAAACGGATCGGTTAACAGAAATTCAAGTACCTTATATTTCTAATGAAACGATGTGGAATGTACTAAAACAATACGAGGTGGAGAAACATGAACATACAAACACACATCAAATTGAATCGTCAGATGATGATTCTGACCTCGATTAGAAAGCTTAAATTTGCTACACGTAGACATTTAATGGCTATACATGATTTAGGTGGCATAAGAAATGCAAACCGTATATTAAAGGATTTAAGCTCATTTGTTAACAGTACCGTGTACAAAAAAGAATATGTATATTACTTAAATAAAAAAGGGCGCGCACTATTCGATGATACAGAAAAAATAGTACCAACAATTCGATTAGCACACAGCCTTATGAGAAATGAAGCGTGGCTCTATCTGTTTTGTCCGGATGACTGGCAGATAGAAACACCTATACGTTATAAAATAGATGATAAAAAGAAGACAATTATTCCAGACGTGAAATTCCGAGATGAAGAAGGGATTTTAAATGCTGTTGAAATAGATCGGACACAGATGATGAATGTGAATAGTGAGAAAATGACAAGATACGGAGAGTTTACTATATATTATAGGAAGAAGTATAATGGTAAAGTTCCAGTTGTTCATTTTTTTACATTAACAGAATATAGACAAAAGACATTGGAACAGTTTGCAGTAAAGAACGGCGTGTATGCAAAGGTACATGTTTTGCATGAAGTTTAG